TGCCGGGTGGACATTAAGACGGCGCTGGTGATGATGAGGCTAAACAGTTCTTGACAACATTTTTTGGGATGGGATGATGGAAGCATGGCGAAGATGGGACGACCGAAAAAAAAACGAATACCAAAAAAGCATCCGGGAGGCAGGCCGGAAAAATACAGGCCGGAGCTTTGCGAATTGGCGGGCCGTGGCTGTATGCTTGGTGATACGAATGATGTCCTTGCTACACGCTTTGGTGTAAACGTCGCCACAATTAAGCGATGGATGAACAAATACCCAGAGTTTTGCGCCGCCATAAAAAAGGGCCGCGAGGAAGCCGATCAAAATGTTGCAATAAGCCTTTATAAACGGGCGATTGGATACAGCCACCCGTCAGAGGAATTGTTTTGCTATCAAGGTGAAGTGACGCGGGTTCCGACAACAAAACAATACGCGCCCGACACGGCGGCGGCGATTATATGGCTTGGAAACCGCCGCCCGGACTTGTGGAGGGCGAAACCGGAACCGGGCGATGGAGCGCCAGATAATCCGACGCCAGTCCGTGTTGTGGTGCAAGTTGAAGATGCGAGTAGGGTTTAAAAATGCAGATCACTGTAAAAGCTAATAATCCACAGGGGCGCTTTCTCCCGTTGCCGCACAAGTTCAGGGCGTTTGTGGGCGGGTTTGGTTCATCAAAGACCTATACCGGATGTATGGCGATGTCGAAAAACTACTGGGAATACCCAAAAGTAAACCAAGGTTATTTCGCGCCGACATACCCGCAAATCCGGGATATTTTTTACCCGACCATTGACGAGGTGGCGTTTTCTTTCGGGCTGAAGGTTGAAGTCAAACAGGGCGTGCATGAAGTCGCTTTCTTTTCTGGGCGTCAATACCGGGGGACAACGATTTGCCGGTCAATGGACAAGCCGGGAAACATCATCGGCTTTAAAATCGGGAACGCACTGATTGACGAACTCGACACGCTGCCGACAAACAAAGCGGAAGAGGCATGGAATAAGATCATCGCCCGCCTGCGTTACAATATACCGGGGGTGAAGAACGGCATTGACGTTGCAACCACGCCCGAAGGTTTCCGTTTTTGTCATAAGAAATTCGTTCAGGCATTACAGGACAACCCGGAGTTGACAAAAACTCACGCGCTGGTTCAGGCCTCCACTTATGAGAACGCAAAACATTTGCCCGCCGATTATATCCCTTCACTGCTTGAAGCCTACCCGAAAGAGCTGATTGAAGCCTATTTGATGGGGCGGTTTGTCAACCTGACAAGCGGAACGGTGTTTTATGCGTACAACCGGAACGCTCACAACTCCACAGAGACAATTCAGGACGGCGAACCCTTGATGATCGGCCAGGATTTCAACGTGGGTAAAATGGCCTCCGCCGTTATCGTTCAGCGGGCGAACGGTTATCATGCCGTTGCGGAGCTGAAGGACGTATTTGACACACCGGCGCTGATTAAGATCGTGAAGGAACGCTGGCAAGAAAAGGCGCACCGGATCATCGTTTACCCAGATGCAAGCGGCGGGAGCCGAAAGACCGTTGACGCCTCGAAGTCCGACATTTCGCTGCTTACGCAGGCGGGCTTCACAGTGCGGGCGAATCCATCAAACCCAGCCGTCAAGGATCGTGTGTTGGCGGCAAACAAGGCTTTCGAGAATGGGAAGCTATGGGTCAACGCGAAAGAATGCCCCACGCTGGCACGCTGCCTTGAACAGCAGGCCTATGATGACAACGGGGAGCCGGACAAGGGGTCTGGTTTTGATCATATGTGCTTCACAGGGGATACTATCGTTAAAACGTCAATCGGTTTTTGTAGGATTGATTCCTTACCGGAAACGGGGATTATTGAATCGTTTGGCGGGGCTATGGTTCCGTATATAAACGCAGGGATGACGGGCAAAAATAGGGAAATAGTTCAGGTTGTTTTCTCTGATGGGCTTAATGTCTGCTGCACTTTAGATCACCGCTTTTTAACTTGCAATAATTGGATAAAAGCTATTGACTTAACCGGCATGTATGTATATAATAACCATAAGCACTCAATAAAAAATGGAGGTGGTTTATGGTTAAGGTTATTAGCGAAAAAAGGCAAGAATTTAATGGCGTCCCGTATTACTTGTGCGGATTCTATTTTCAGAACGCCGGTAAGCGGCTGCATAGAATTGTTTATGAGCATTATTATGGAGAAATACCAAAGGGTTGCGTGGTTCATCACAAGGATGGTAACACCTCTAATAATCAACCCGATAACCTCGCTTTACTGCAAAAAGGCAAACATACCTTGCACCACCTTAAAGACCCAGGAAGAAAAGAAAAGTCTCAATATGCAATTAAATGCGCCATTGCGAAGGCTCCTGAATGGCACGCATCCCCCAAAGGAATCGAATGGCATAAGCAACAATACCAAAAGACAAAAGACAAGCTACATAATATTAAAACATTCCATTGCTCGTATTGCGGAAAACCTTTTGACGCTGAAAACAGGACTTATAAAAAACATTTCTGTTCCAACGCCTGTTGTGCCGCCGATAGAAGAAAATCGGGGAAAGATGATGAGACAAGAAATTGCGCAGTTTGTGGCAAGGAATTTAAAGCAAACAAGTATCAGAAAGTCAAATATTGTTCCGATGAATGCCGAGCAAAAACCCCGTGGGGTGCAGGTAATAAGCGTCATGGAGGCCGGAAGCGCTGATGTGTATTGCTTAACGGTTCCAAGCACGGGTTGCTTTGCGCTTGCCAATGGTTGTATTGTCTCAAATTGCGATGCGTTTTCATATCCAATAGCCTATGAAATGCCAGTTATTCGGCCAATGAGCAGATTAAAAATCGTTGGAATATAAGGAGAAAACATGGAAACGAAAAGCCAAGTCAGTAAGACGCACCCCGAATATGATGCAATGTCGGATTCCTGGCAGAGCTGCCGGGATTGCGTAGCCGGCCAAAAGGCAATTCACGCAGCGGGCGAGAGATACCTGCCGAAATTGACCGATCAGACGACGGATGATTATCAGGCATACAAGACCCGCGCTCAGTTCTTCAACGCCACGTGGCGCACAATTTCGGCGCTCTCTGGAATGATCTTCCGGCGCCCCCCGGTCATTGACGTTGCACCTTCCGTTGAGCCATATCTGGATGACGTTACCATGTCCGGCATTTCGTTCCATATCCTCGCGCAGAGGGCGACGCTTGAAGTCCTGACCACCGGGCGACTGGGTATCCTCGTTGACTACCCGCAACAGTCCGTTGAGGGCATGACCCTGGCCGACGCTCAGAAGTTGAACCTCAGACCGTCGATGAATGTTTACCCGGCAGAGAGCATCATAAATTGGAGAACGGGCAGGGTAGGGAATCAAACCGTCTTGACGCTGGTTGTATTGACTGAAGATGCCGCGTTGGAAGGCAACGAGTTTGAGCATAAGACCGAAACGCGTTACCGGGTGCTTGACCTCTTTAATGGCGCTTATCGCGTCCGGGTATTCCGCATTGACGACAAGGGCGAAGACGAACAGGTCGGGGATGATTTACTCCCCTTGATGAACGGCAAGCCGCTTGATTTCATCCCATTCTATTTCATCGGCGTTGATGACACGACACCTGAGATTGACGATCCACCCCTGATCGACCTCGTTGACCTGAACCTTGACCACTACCGGCTTGACGCTGACTACAAACACGGCTTGCACTTTACCGGCCTGCCAACGCCTGTTGTTTCCGGCTACCAAAAGCAAAACGAGAACGAAAAGCTCTATGTCGGCAGTTCAAGTGCATGGGTGTTTCCTGATCCGCAGGCCAAAGCGACCTACCTTGAATACACAGGGCAGGGCTTATCGGCCATTGAAAAGGCCAAAGCCGCAGACGAACAAAACATGGCAATCTTAGGGGCGCGTCTTCTTGCCAGCGAGAAAAAATCAACTGAAACAGCGCAAGCGGCGAGGATTTACCGCGCTGGTGAAAGCAGCATATTAAGTGCGATTTCCGCCACAATCAGTATTGGACTTACAGGAGCATTGCGTACTTTTTCGGAGTGGGCGGGTGTTGCATCCGAATGCAGCATCCAACTAAACAGCGAATTTTTGCCCCCCGAAATCACGCCCGAAGAATTAACGTCTCTCGTTTCAGCGTGGCAGAGCGGGGCAATCTCAATGCAGGTTCTTTTTGACCAACTGCAAAAGGTTGAGCTTATCGCAAGCGATTTATCACTGGAAGAAATGCAGGCGCAAATCGGAAGCGGAGGGCCGCGTATGCCGGACATGGGGGTTGAATAGATGAACGTTGAAACCAAACAAGTGAAGCTGTCGGCATTGAAGCTGAACCCGAACAACCCGCGCCGGATCGGAAATAAGGAAATGGAAAGGCTTGTCAAGTCGCTTCAAGAGTTCCCTGATATGCTGTCCATCCGGGAGATCGTCGTTGACGAAACTATGACCGTTTTGGGCGGCAATATGCGCCTGCTTGCCCTTAAAAAGTCCGGGGCTAAGGAATGCACGGCAAAGATCGTCACCGGCCTAACGCCTGAACAGAAGCGGGAGTTTATTATAAAAGACAACTCGAATTTTGGGGATTGGGATTTCGATATTTTGAGTGGTTGGGATGATTTACCATTGCAAGATTGGGGTATAAATATCCCCGGACTTGGGGATGATCCAAATGCAGAATGGAAAGGTATGCCTGAGTTCAAGCAAGAGGATTTATCAGCGTTTCAATCAATTCATGTCCACTTTAAGAATCAAGGCGATATACAAAAGTTTGCTGAATTGGTAGGCCAAAAGATAGGGGAAAAAACAAGGTCAATCTGGTTCCCGGAAGCTGAAAAAATAAACATGACGGATATTTATAATGGATCCTAAATACCCTATTTACATTATATCAAAAGGCAGATGGGAATCGCGCCTTACATCGAAATCATTAGAAAAAATGGATGTTCCTTATCACATCGTGATTGAACCACAGGAGTTCAAAGAATATGCAGCGGTCATTGATCCTCATAAAATCCTTGTTTTACCTTTCAGTAATCTTGGACAAGGCGGTATTCCCGCGCGTAATTGGGTATGGGAGCATTCAATAACAGTGGGATTTGATCGACATTGGATAATTGACGATAACATCTCAGAGTTCAGACGCTGGAATAATAATCGTAAATTAAAAGTAAATGATGGCGCTATTTTTAAGGCCATGGAAGACTTTACCGATAGATATGAAAATATCGCTTTGTGTGGGCCAAACTATTTTATGTTTGTAAAGCAAAAATATCCAGATGATCCATTTCGTATGAATGTCCGTATTTATTCATGTATTTTAATAAACAACAGTATTCCCTATCGCTGGCGCGGGCGATACAATGAGGACACTGATCTTTCATTAAGGGCCTTAAAAGATGGGTGGTGTACGATTCTTTTTAATGCATTTCTCGCAACTAAATCGACAACCATGACAATGAAAGGGGGTAATACTGATGAACTTTATAAACAGGATGATAAATTCGATGGCCGTCTTGAAATGGCTAAACACCTTCAAAAGCAGCATCCTGATGTGACAAAGATCACCCGCAAATGGGGGCGCTGGCAACATTCAGTTGACTATCGGCCATTTAAGGGAAATAGACTCATTAAGAAGCCCGGAATAATTATTCCCGAAGGCGTGAACAATTACGGCATGGTATTAGTAAAGAAAAATGAAAAAGTCGATAAATGATGAATTATTAAAACAACTCAATACGATTTGGGATGCTATTGATGGGGATCATAATATGTTTTATTTAAAATATCTTGTCAAAAAACAACGGGGAGTTATTGACAAAATTATAGCAGCACCGACCGTCACGCTCCAAAATAACAACGAGGTTCCTAATGCCAAAAAACCTTGATAATTACCTTGCAGACCGCGCCTTGACGCGCCAACTCTATTTGATGCGCTTTTCAGCTGGCGAACAGAAGAAAGTCCTGGCCGTCCTTGTCACCATGCGGGCGGAGCTGGTGGCGAAGCTCCGGGCCGGGAATGTAACCGATTTCGCGCGTGGGCGGCTCAAAACGCTCCTGAAACAATGCGAGGCGGTGATTGACCACGGATACGGACAGATTCAAACCACGCTCGATTTTGAGGGATTGGCAAAGGTGGAAGCTGAAGCCACGATCAGGCCACTGGCTGCTGTTGGCCTCGAAGCGTCCATCCCGACCGTCGCCACCATGAAGGCCGTTGTCAACGGCTCGCTTATCGAGGGCGCAAAGTCCGCCGACTGGTGGGCGAAACAGAGCAACGATCTTGCTTTCAAGTTCGCCGCCCAAGTCCGGCAGGGGATAGCACAAAACGAAACGATGACGCAGATCGTCCGCCGGGTTGCCGGGTCGGAAAAGCTCGGCATACCGGGCATTTTTGAAGGTGCGCGTCAAAATGCGTTCGCGTTAGTGCATACGTCCGTCATGCAGGTTGCCGCCGATGCGAGGCTTGCCACGTATAAGGCGAATGGCGACATCATCAAGGG